ACGGATCGCCTCATTACCGACCCAAACGACATAGAAATATCTTTCTCGAAAGACGGGTATTATCAACGTAATTATTTGCGCTATGCGGAAGATGATACGGTAACGGGAAACTATGACGGTTATTTCGATATTCCCGATAAATCGCTGGATAAAGAAGGTGATTTAATAGAACTTCCTTTTGCCGCCTCTGACGGTGATAAAATAATGATGTTCAGCGAAGAAAAAGACAGTAACAACAATATTACATATTCTTTTGAGGGTTTTGAACCCCGGATAATGAGTGTTATTAAACGGGACGACGGAAAATGCGGATTAACCTTTTCCGGATTGGATTTCAAATCCCTTTTGTCGAAGTATTACAGCCGTTATATAGAGTTAGTGCAAGATATGTATTTGATTACCGTAACCGTCGAATTAAACGCTTTGGACTTGAAGAATATCGACTATTCCTATCCCGTTTATTTCAAGCAATTCAGGCGATATTTCGGGATAGTAGATATACAAGCCAATTCAAACGACGATAATTGCGAAGTAACGTTGTTGAGGCTTTCAGCGGGATAGTTCTTGATTCAATATTTTAATGCGTTCCAATACGGGGCGCATTATTTTTAAACATAAAATTTGTTTTACAAGAATATTGATATATTTTTGTGAAGATTAAAATCTTACTTATGAAAAAACTTGTACTCCTTTTATTCCTCATTATTACCCCCAATATTATTATATCTCAAACAATCGGGAAAACTAATAGTGTAAGATATGGAAATATATATTATTACCCGAAAGAATATGACCAGACGAATGGAGTCTATGATTATGTAAAAGGGAAATACATTTCTGCTTTTGAATATAAAAAAAGATATGGGGAAACTTTCTATAAAGATGTGGTAAAGCTATCGAAGGTCATGTCATACGCATCAAAAGAGACAAAAGAAAATTTTCAAAAAGCATTGAAACTTCGACAGATCTCCCATGAAAAAAATAGAGAAGTTTATAATAAGTTGAGGCGTGAAAATTTAAAATACAAAAGATGGGGGGCCACGTTATTGTTTTTTTCTATGGCAACAGAAATAGCTATACCTATTTATATTTATAAAGCCACAGAAACAAAGACTACTGTTATAGAAGGGAAAACTACATATACTGGGAATAAAATAATAATATCACCTACAAAAACAATAGAAGAAGATGTATCTAAAATTGAGAAAAAAAGTCGTGCAATGGTAATAACAAGTTGTATTGCTGGAACGGGTATCATAACAGGAATATGTTTAATAGCTCGTTACAGAAGCCATAAAAAACAATATGATCCGGGATTCTGCCTTGCCAATGAATTGTATTTACAAGATTGTGGACTTGGCATTTCCCTGACAAAGAAATTTTAATTTATAACACACCCCGAGAGTTAAACAAAGGCTTTCGGGGATTTTTTATGCCATAAATAAAGCCCTTGATTTTGATTCGTTTGATACTACCTACCTGTTTTTGTCTTTATATAAAATAAACGGGAATAAATTTGGAAAATAGATAATTGTTCCTATCTTTGTGTCGTACTATTGGCTAACAAAGTGTATGTGCTTGCTTGATTGTGAAATCACGTGAGCACTTTTTTGTTTTTAAACGAGGGTAAAAAGAAGTTATGAATGTGTATGAGGCAATGAGCAGCATAAGGCCGATGCTTGAGAAGTTGCAAAAATCAGGAGTCGACCTGTCGAATATAAAGAACATCGACATGTACGAAGAATACAGGGAGATGAGCAAGGACGGCGAGAAGAAGATGTATATCGTATCGTTTCTTGCGGAGAAATACAAGATGAGCGAGAAGTCTGTATCTCGTGCCATAAGAAGATTTTCCATGATATTATAAAAGGCTTTGAATTGTTATAGGTTTCAGGCGTGTCTGTGCGTGAGCATGGGCACGTTTTTTTTATATCGATGAATGGACATTCAAGTGTCCCCCCTTTTTTCAGCGATTTTTTCCCGACCTCATTTCGTCTGCCTACCTTTGAGAAAACGCACGAAACATGGCACGACTGAAAATATACGGAGACATTGTAGACAGCGAGGAAAATTCCTTCATGCAAATGTGGGGTATCGACAACGGCGTTACCTTCCAAACCATCGATGATTTTCTTTCCTCCATTTCCGAAGACGACAAGACAATCGACATACATATACACTGCCGGGGCGGAAACGTCATTGAGGGCTGGGCGATATACGATGCCCTCCGGCACTCGGGCAAGGAAATTTCGGCCACCATAGACGGTGAATGTTCGTCTATGGCGACGATCGTTCTTTTATCTGCTCCCAAAGAACGGCGGAAAGCCTACACGAACGCCCATTTCTGCATTCATAACCCGTCGGCAACGATGTACAATCTCGATTGGTCGGAATCCCTCACTGCCGACAACATCGAGAAAGGAGCAGCCCGGCTTACAAAGCAGGCGGAGCAGTTACGAGCGGAGCAGGATAGGATTCTCGACCTCTATGTGGAGCGCACCGGGACGGACCGGGAAACCTTACAGTCGGTAATGGACAAAGATGTCATCTACGGCATGGACAAAGCCATTGAACTTGGCTTCATCTCGGAGATTCTACCTCCTATCACGGCGAAGAGGCAAACACCCAAAACACAAAACAATATGCACAACGACAAAGAAGAAGTACAGGTAAAGCGGGGCATTCTCGACAGAATCCTTGCGAAAGCGGGCTTCAAAGCCCTTGAAGATGTAAAAATCGTGGACATGGTAGTAACGGCAGCCGACGGTTCCGAACTGACGATCGAACGGGAGAGCGGCGATCCGCAGGTAGGTGATTCGGCCAGTCCCGACGGAAGTTTCGTCATGGAGGACGGTACGACGATTGTCGTGTCCGACGGTGTTATTACGGAAATCATACCCCCGGTAGAAGCGAAAACCGACGAGGAATTTGCCGCATTGGAAGCGGAACTCGAAGCATTGAAAGCTGAAAACGAGCAACTGAAAGCCGATAAAGCCGCATTGGAAGAACGTATTTCGGAACTGGAAAGCCAGCTTGGAGAAAGTGATGCCAAAGCCAAGACGGAGGAAGAATCCGCCATTCTTGCCAAAGTGAACCATGCGGGCGGCGTAGCATGGCTGGATAAGATACTGTCCATGAAGTCCACCTTCCATGCGAAGAACACCCGTACGCAGGTGCGGACTGTCGAAACGGAAGATGAAAGCCCTATACAGAAAGCCAAACGGGCATTGGAAGAAAAAATAGAAAGCAGAAAAAAACAATAAAATAGGAGGAAAAACATTATGAGCCAATTTGCAGGATTCACAGTAGATAACGGAGCGATAAAAGATTTGCGCGATCTGCTTTTTTATACGCTATACAAAGACCCGGACTTGAATGTTACCGCAACGCCCGTTACCGGGGTTATCAACGGTCAAAAACTGGGCTACATCGATCGAATGGGTGATGTAGGTTTGAACAAATGCGGTTGTAACCCGACATATAGCAACGTCGATATAACCGGGAGCGAAAAAGAATGGGATTTGGGCTGCTGGCAAATAGCCAAACACATCTGTTACACGGAATTGGAGAACACCATCGCCAAAAATTCATTGAATAAAGGTACGGACATCGCCAATCTCATAGGCACTCCTTACATGGAGTTCTTGACACCGCTTTTGCAGAAAGCCATAACCGATATGTTTTGGAGAATCGTTTGGTTTGGAGACAAAGAGGCGAAGAATGTAGCCGACAGCGACGGAGGAAATATTACGAAGGATATAGATATATCCTTGTTTACTATTGCTGACGGCTTCTTCAAACGCCTATTCGGGATTATCGCCGACAATCCCGGCCAAAAGACGGCCATAGCCGCCAACGCACAGACCACGACGGCATTGCAAATGTCGAAGATTCGGGAAAAAGGGGTCGCAATGGGCATCATAGATAATCTTCTCGCCGATGCCGACGGTCGTATCTTTGACAAGCCAGATGCTTGCATTATGATGACAAACAGCCTGTTTAAAGCTCTTGTCGCCGATGTGCGCAATACGTTTATCGGCACGACCCTGACCTACGAACAACTGGCAGAAGGGGTAGTTATTTCTCAATACGACGGACGTAAAATCATCGCTTTGGACATTTGGGACAGAATGATCAAGCGTTTCGAGAACAACGGAACTAAACTGAACAATCCGCACCGGGCCGTTTTATGCTCACCCTCGAACCTTTTCTACGGCACGGACGACACCGACATGATTGCGGATTTGAGTATTACTTTCAACGAAGAAACCCGTTACAACAACATTTTCGCACAATCGAAAATAGGCACGCTTATCGGCGAGGACGACCTCGTACAAGTGGCTATATAATCAACCAATAACCAATAAAAAAAGGAGAAAATTTTTATGGAAACATGCGTTTACCAAGTCTTGAAGGACGTTTTGTATAACTGTACCAAGCCCGTATCGAAGGGCTTGCGCAACATCGGTTACATCTACAACTACGACGACATCGACTGGGACAAAGTAACCTACGACGAAACGACACCGAACATCATCACGTCCCTTCCGATGAAAGAGGGCAAGAAAGGTTATAAGATCGCCATACCGGGCAAGACCCCTTTCACCGGAACGACCACCTCGATGACCGAAGGTACATACCGTAACAACTTCACCAAGTCGGTTGCCGTGGTGATCCTCGATGCCGGACCCGATGTCTCCCACAGCATCATCGACCCCATGGCGAACGGGAAATTCCTCGTCGTTCTGGAAAACCAGTATCAAGGCACGGACAAGAAGAACACTTTCCAAGTCTTCGGCGTTGAGCAGGGCTTGTCGGCCTCGGCGATCGAATCGGACAAATATTCGGACGACACGCAGGGGGGCACGTCTGTAACCTTGCAGGAGACCGACGCACCCACCTTCGCCTATTACCTTTTCGAGACGGACATCGCCGCCACGCGCGAGATGTTGGAATCGACGCTGACCGTATCGCCCGGGGAGTAAGCCATGATGAGCTACGAAGAAGCGGTACAAGTCTTGGAGGAAATGGGAAGCCGGTACCATACCTGTTTCTCCTCCCGGGACAAGGCGGTCATCGAAAGGCTGTATGAAACGGTCCTGTCGATGAAGTTCCGCAAAACCTCGTGTGCCGATTGCTATCGGGACGCATATCTGGAAGTGTTTAATTATCTCAAAAAAACAGGCAAAATGGAAGAAAGAAAATACAAGCTCCGCCGCGGCGTGCTGTTACGACCGGAGTTCGGCTCTTCGGAGTTTTATTCGGCCAAGAGCATCACCGATGAAAAGGCGGAAGAACTGTTGCGTAAGAACCCGACCCTTATCGAATCCTTCGAATCGTACCCCTCTGACTGGAAGGAGCGCATCGACAAGAAAGTACGGGACGATGACCGCATCGAGTTGAACGAGACGGGCAAACGGCTGTACATCGGCGATACCCTTCCGTTGTCCACGACCTCTTACCACGCCGTAGTGGAGCAATGGACGAGCAGCAACGCGAAAGTGGCGACGGTCGACGACAAAGGAGTCGTAACGGCGTTGTCGGAGGGCCGGAGCACGATCACGGCCACGACGACGGAGGGCAAGACGGGGCAGTGCGCCGTAACGGTCGTTTCCCGGAATAAAAAGTAGGAGGCGCAGGCGATGAACATCTCGAACGTGGTGAGACCGTGCAAGCGCATCGAACGCTTCTATTCGAGCACGCTGGGCATTCAGACCTACGACAAGGACAACCTTTACCCTCAAAGAATGCTTGCGCTGTTGAAAAACAGCCCTACGGGCGGGACGTGTTGCAGCCGTTATGAGAACTTCATCTTCGGCGACGGATTCCGGAACAGAAATCTGTCGGAACTTGTCGTGAACCGCTACGGGGACACGGCAAACGACATCTTGCAGCTTTCCGTCCGGGACTTGTCCCAGTTCGGCGGTGTTTCCCTGCACCTGAACTACGACCTTTCGGGCCGTGTTGTGGAGGTGCAGCATGTGCCGTTCGAGAGTTGCCGGCTGTACGAGGAGGACGACGCGGGGTATGTCCCCTACATCTGCACTCACCCCGACTGGTCGGGCACAAAGACCCGACGGGGCAAGAAGCTGAAAGTAAGCCGGGAGACGGTCGATTACCTCTACCCGTTCAATCCGCAGAAAGAAGTGCTGTTGTCCCAAATGGAGAAGGACGGCGGCGTGGAGAGTTACCGGGGTCAGATCCTTTGGTATTCGACGGCAGGCAGGAACACCTACCCCGAACCCGTCTATGACAAGGTGGTAACGAACCTCTCCACCGACGAGGGTCTCGACAACGTGAAATACCGGAATGTTCGTAACAACTTCCTTCCGGCGGGAATGCTTATCCGGAAGAAAGGGCTTTCTGGCGCGATCGACAAGGACGGCCGTCCGGTGGGCGGCACGACGCAGGACGAGATAAGGAGCCGGGAGTTCGACGAAAACCTGTTGACTTTTCAAGGGGACACGAACGCGCTTGCCATTATGGACGTAACGGTCAACGCGGACGAAGATGCCCCGCAGTGGGTGAGCATAAAAAGCCAGAACTTCGACAAGGATTTCACGGTAACCGAATCGAGCGTAACCGAACGCATCTATTCGGCATTCGGGCAGGAGCCGTGGTACGCCATACGAGTGGGGAAACTCGGATTCAGCGGCCAGTTGGTGGCCGAGGCTTACGAATATTACAACTCTTACGTCTCGAAAGAGCGTCAGGCGTTGGAACGCATCTTCTCGAAGGTTTTCGGCCTTTGGAAAGAGGGCTTGCCGGGAGACTTCACGATAAGTCCCAAAAGCTACGTCCATAACGCCGAACAAACGGATAACCCAAACGCAACAGAGAGATGAACACGATATTAACCCCTCAGGAATTCAAGAAGATGCCCGGCATACGCAAGCCGGGCACTCACGTATCGGAAGATAATTTACAGGCTTACATCTCCGAAGTGGAAATGCTGTATATAAAGCCCCTTGTAGGAGACGAGTTTTATATCAGCCTCGCAACGGACACGGAAGGGAAGTACGCCGGGTTGTTGGAGGGTTGCGAATACACCGACCGCCGAGGCAACCGCCGTTTCTGCCCGGGCTTGAAGACGGCCATTGCCTATTACGCCTATTCGCAGTATGTCATGGCGGGCGATGCCGAGAGTACCCGTTACGGGTTCCGGGTGAAAGAGGAGGAATATTCCTCGCGCCTTTCGTCGAAGGAGCGTTCGGAACTGTATAACAACACCCTCCAAGCGGCTTCCGGTTATCTGTCGGAATGCCGGACATACATGTGTGAGGCACTTGATTTGCACTTTGAGGGCAGCCCGAAAATAACGGGAAGTTTCACGATAAGAAAAATAGGCTAAGGCATGAAACAAAGCGACATAGACAAACTTTTGCCGATCTGTACGGAGATAAAGACCGCCACGCGAGAAGGGGAAAACACGGCCGGGAAAGTGGGCGGCGTGCTTGAAAAGCTGGCCGGTGCGGTAACGCCAGACGAAACGCTGTCGGGTTTTGCGAAAAAAGACCTCTCGAACGTTTCGGAGACTGTTTTACGGGACAAGGCGGGGGTATATGCGGCGGAAAGGATCATGTACCATATTTATGCGGACCATTCGGTCAGCATCTCCGAGAAGAAAGAGGACTTGCCGGGCGTTTTGTCGGCGGCAGCCGAAGATCATGAATTGACGTTGTATTTCGCCACGTTGAATGACAGCATCGGGTCGTCTTTTTCTCCGGCGTATGTAAAGATCCTTTACGGCCGCAAGATCAATTACACGGCGATGTTCGTGGGGTCGGACAATTACGTCCACAAGGTCGTCATCGACGAGGACGGGAATCTGACGAAACAGTACGCCTATTCTTTCGATGACTTCGCCACGAAAGAGGACATCGAAAAAATAAAGCTGGGCGATCTGACCTCGCAGGGCTATCTGCCTACCCGTATCGTTGACATGGGAGAATATTCGTCGCCGGAGGGCTTCTATTTTACCGATCCTCTTTTGTCGGAACTGGCCGCAGCGATCAATGCGGTTTCTGAGGGGAAAGCCACGCTGTTGTTGAAGGGGTCGACACCGTATGGTGATCCTCTGTTTTTCACGGGTGCCTCTGTAAAGATAAAAGACGGGATAGACTACGAACTGACCTTTTTGTTCGATAACGGCCGTTCTTATAGGATCTCGTTCGAGGCGGGTTACCCGGATAGTGTACAGCAAGGATTTACAGAAGGCGGCGGTAGTGGAACAATCACATCGGAAGCCTACACGGACAATAAGGATTACAAGGAAATTTAAAACGAACCAATAAAATAATGATATTATGGCAAAGATTAAGAAGTTAAAGGAAAACGGGAGTACGATTTATCCGGCAACGATACCGGAGGGGGTTGTTGATACAAACGGTTTTACGCTGGCTGAACTCTTGGACGAGTTGCTGGAAGTGCTGGCCGGGGGAAGCAGGGGTAACATGGAGCTTGCTTTCAGCGACCTGCGGGCGGCTATCGGCAGTGAGGACGGATACGACTTGTCGCGGTTCGTGGCGAAGGTGAACGCTTTCCTCGAAGATGCGGACGCTTCGGACGCGACGATCAACCGCTGGAAGGAGATCGAATCGTTCCTTACGGGCATTACGGACACAAAGACGTTGACCGGGTTGTTGAACGATACGTTGGCCTCGGCGAAAAGTTATGCGGACACGAAGGTATCGAGCGGTACGGCAAATATGGTAACGATGTCGGCGAATGCGGCAGCTGCCGATCGGGTGCTAACCTCGGGCGGAAACAATAAAACGGCGAAGGATTCGGGGGTGGCTATCGGCGACTTGGCAAGAAATACACCGGCCTCTACCTCGGCCAACGGATTGATGAGCAAAGAGGATAAAGAGAAGTTGGATACGTTATACACGGACTTTTCCGATCTTACACCGGAAGTGGTTACTATGGACGATTACGAGGACGATGATTCTCCCACAATGGGAATTATCGTTCACGACAGATCCGGCGGGTCGACCAAGAAGGTGAAGAACTCGGGTGTACTCCTTAATGACTTGTTGAGAAAGGATCAATTTCCTGTTGCAACGTCTTCTGCTTTGGGAGGTATTAAATCAGCGGGAGACGTTTCGGTAGATTCTTCGGGCAGTGTAACAGTAAACAATTCAGCGTTTGCCATGCAAGCAAATATGGCAAACTCGGCATTAAGAGACGGTGCGGGTGCTCAAATAAATACAACTTACTTGAAGGCGGCAGCTGTAACCGATGTAACGGATTACCCGGAGATAACGATTTGAGAAACGCGGCGGGCGGGGTTTCCGTCTGCCTTCAATACTTGAAACATGGCAAGGATAAAGAAACTGAAAGAGAACGGGGCAACGATTTATCCGGCAACGATATTAGATGCTGTCGTAGATTCCAAAACAAGCACTCCCATAACAAAAACACGGCTCCGATACTCGCGGGCCTCGGCACATGGGCGTTATTATAAATTCCTGACTTTGAAGCGAGGTCCTGAAAAAGGAATCATACGATTCGGCATCGAATCGCCTCTCATGGGGTATGCCGATTATATGGTGAACTGGACCTACGACACGAACACGGAAAAAGGTATGAACCTCTATTGCCTGTTTTCCACCAATGCGCAAATGTACAACCGTGTGAAGCTGGTACGGACGGGAAACGACACATTCGATGTCTATTTCGAGAGCAATGTGGGAAACGATTACCCGGCGTTTGTGTTCATGGGAGAGGGCGGTATATCCGAGAGCAGCTCCATAACGAACTATATCGTTTCGATTGTATCGGCCATTCCGGAAAATATTTATAAGGAAAGTGCCGGGACACCCGCTTACTTCCATAATGATGTTTACGTTCTAAGGGACTATGCAAAAGGAGACCCGATCCTGAAATTTATTTCTCCGGGGCATATAGAGAAGTGGATTCGCTTAAATAGGACAAACAATCATCTTGAAATAGTTGATTCAAATGGATCTTTGACAGAACTATACGCATCTTCTTTTGTAGGGGATTTGAAAGGTACGGCGGATAAGGCTGCCAGCCTCTCTTTTTCCAACAGCGACGATGCTATCAATATCGACAACTATCCACAGGCGGATTATGGTGTAATTCCCATTTGGCTGAATACAGCCGAAGCCGACGGTTATCCTCCCGGTAGAGAGGGGTTGGTCTTTCAAGCAAAATATAGATCTGAACAGGGCAGCTCGGGTACAGAATATGTCGATTGCCTTACCCAGTTCTATGTAGGAAATGAAGGTGTGAGACATCGTACAATAGTCGACTACGACGAAGCTACAAAATTTGAAAATACGCCATGGAGTAAAATCAATGACGATTGTTATTTCAATCTTGGGACTGCAACCGTAGCATCAAGCACTTCTTCGTCGGCCGGTGTAACGTTCACGGGTAGCAGCGCGTTTTCTTCCATACGCACCTTGCTTGACGACTTGTCGCTTGCAACAATGTCGAACGCTATGCCGAATATCTTTTTGGGATTTTCGCTGGATACCGGCAACGGCATAACGCATTACATTCGGACAAATGTATCATCAATAAGCCGCCTTTCTAACGGGAACTATGCTCTTTTTGCGATGTACCAAAACCCGTTATTCGGCGATGAAAACTATGTAAATGTGTTGCGAATAAGTATCACGCCTTCATCGTATTCTTGTCAAACATTAAAATCATTGTAATCATGTACGGCTCACAGCCTGAGAGGAGGTAATCTCGGATAAAAAAACAGGAAATGGTTATGGGTAATTTTACGGAACAAATATTGGTGGACACGGCGCGGGTGATGTCGCAGGAACGGAGCGTGATAAACGGGGCAACGGCGATGTTCGTTTCTCCGGTGGTTGACTTTTACCAGAGCATGAGTCCGTTCCTGTTGCTGGCTTTGGTGTTGATTGTTGCAGATACCCGTTTCGGTGTGGCTGCTGCGCGGAAACGGGGGGAGCGCATACGCCCGTCGAGGAAATGGCGGCGAGCCGTGAACAAGCTGGTGGATTACATCTGTTGGGTAACGCTGGCGGGTATCATGGGGAGGACGTTCGGTGAGGTGCTGGGCATTCCGTTGCTCTCGGCCTTGACGTTGCTGTTGGTGTACGGTATCGAAATTTCGAGCTGCTTCAACAATTATTTCGAGTACCGGGGCATAAAAAAGCGGGTGAATGTATTTAAGTTGTTCGGTCGTCGTGAGGTGGAGGGTGTTCTCGAAGATTTACCGGATAAAAACAAGAAGGAGGAAGAAAAATGAAAAGCGATTACTTCTCAATCAAAGAACTGGTATGCAAGCACGTTTACGAGCGATACGGCGAGAGTGCTGTGATGTTCCTTGACGACAAACTCATCGAGACCCTGAATGTGATACGGGAGCAAATCCTATGCGCCCCCATGACCGTCAACAACTGGCATGCAGGGGGGAACTTCACACAACGGGGTTTGCGGTGCAACATCTGCGAACTGGTGAAAAGCAAGACCGATGCAGGAAGTCTGTACCTGTCGGCCCACATGTTGGGAAAAGCCGTCGATTGCAACGTCGAGGGCATGACGGCCGAAAAAGCCCGACGGCTCATCATCGAGAAACAAGAACTGTTGCCTCACCCCATTCGATTGGAGGACGGCGTATCGTGGCTGCACATCGACGTGTACAACAATGGCAAGGGCGAAAAGGTATATCTTTTTAAAGCATGATTATGAAAGATGACAGGATTCCGGCGATGATAGCGGTAACGATATTTGTTTTTATCGCTATCGTGATGCTGCTTTTCTCGTCGTGCCGGATTTGTTGAGTAGTGTTATGGGCGCAGGGTGCTGCGCGAAAGAAGTATAACCGAGGCGATCTTTGACATATTGGAATTACCGCAAAAAATAGAGAGGGCTGTACCTTGAAGTTTGGTTTATAGAATGTTGCTATTGAAAACAAAGTATAAATTTACTTGTTTATCGAATGAATGTGTATATCTTTGCGACAGATAATCCCGATAAATGACATGAGAGAGATAAGGAGAATCCCTGATTGGGAGATACGCCACATAAAGGCTATATTGCTTTATATCTTAAATAATATGCCTTCGGATTTGCATGATGTGTATTATATCGTGAAGACGGCATTTTATGCTCAAAAGAAACACATTGTTAAATGGGGCATACCCATGTTCAGAGATGATATTGTGGCATTGCCGTTTGGCCCTGTTCCGTCTCTTGTATATGACATATTGCAGGTGTCGCGGGGTCAAAGGGAGGCTTATAAATATTGCGATGACAGGGCATTGGACATAATATCCATGTCGATAGATTTTAAGAACGAGTATTATTCGGCGAATCAATCGCCTGACATGGATTGTTTGTCGCAGTCGAATGTAGAGTGTCTGGACGAGGCTATTGCAGAGGTTTCGCATATGAATTTTGGCGAAATCATGTCGAAAACTCATGGGGCAGAATGGGCGCGCGCTTATCGGAATGCGTCTAATCATAAAATGGATTATGTGAATATTGCCAAAGAGGGCGGTGCCTCGGAGGAAATATTGGATTATTTGAGCCAGTCGCTGGAACTTGACACTTATTTAGGATAATATGCAGCTGAAAGATATAGAATCCCTGAAAACGATGCAGATAAGGGCGGGGAGCATTTTCAAGGTTGTGTTTTATCGGAAAGATGGTGTGATGCCGAAAGGTTTTGGAGAGACTTCCCGATTGAAATACTTTGTCATTGTTGGGGTAGATGAGGAGGGGAATTTTGTTGCGACCTCCTTGATAAATACCTCGGTGAATATTAATTTGGCTCATGTGATAGCTCCTTACCAGTATTGTATCTATCCGGATAAGTATGAGTTTCTGGACGGGCAATACAGGTATATTGATTGTTATATGGTAAAGATTCTACCTAAGAGTCGCATTGAGTGTGAGGCGGAATATATAGGGGTGCTTGAAGATGAGGATTTAGAGAGAGTAAAGTCGTTGCTTTATCGTTCACCTGTTATAGGGAAAGATATTATAGAGTCATTTCATATCTGATATTTCGCGATGCCATAGAGGTGCTTATTGTACCTTTTATATTATAATAAATAGCGGTAATTCCAATATGTAGGGATTGCCGCTATTTTTTTGATATGAAGAAGATATTTTTATGTATGGTGTTACCGGTGTTGTTTTCGTCGTGCCGGACGGGGCGGCAGGTGGTAGTGGTTGAGGCACGGGACAGCGTGCGGGTAGAGGAGCGGGTACGGGAGATAAAAGTAACCGACACCCTTTTTGTCGAAGTCCCGATGCAAAAGGAATCGACGACGGTACGGGATTCCATGTCGCACCTTGAAAACGACTACGCCATAAGCGACGCCCGCATCATGGCCGACGGTTCTCTGTATCACTCCCTCGAGACAAAACCCCGCACCGACACCATTCCGAAAGAACTATATGTACAAGTCCGGGACACGACTATCTACCGGGAAAAGGTCATACCTAAGGTCGTCCCCGTGGAAAAGCCGATGGGGTGGTTCACTCAAATGAGGATATGGCTGGGCAACATAATGCTCGTACTCATATCCGGCGCGGTCATTTGGTTAGCCGCACGGCTTTTCTTGAAGAGATAAAAAATATAGGGGAATAAAAAAAGCCCCCTCATTCCTAAAAAAGTTACCACACATATTTTAGAACACCATTTTTACAAAAGGCCGGGGGCTTATAGTCTTTGCCATTTGTAAGAACGGTGTTTTTGTGTTTACCGGCTATCTTTAAAGTTTTGGATCATTCTTATTTATGGCTTGCATCATATCTTCGACATCGAGCGTCGCATCAGGATTAGATTTATTTTTTTCAGAGAAAAAGATGTATATATCCGTTGCTTTCAGATAACGCAACAACGTGTCTATATTGTAGGTTTCACCATTCTCTATCCTCACAACCGGGTCTATTCTTTCCCAGCCGGCTTGTTTTGCAACATTATACCTACTTATGCCCTTTCCCTCCCGCATTTGTTTTAAGAAGTCTCCGATTACTTCGCGGGCAGATTTTAAATATTCTTCGTTCATTTCGTTTCCCCCTCCATTTCTTCTATGCTATAATACAAAACATCATCTCTATATGTTCTATCGCCTACATTATAGACACATATTTCATCTTCATAATAGCCATCTCCGTTGAACCATTCGGGTATTTCTTCACCTTCTGTTTCAAAGACATTTTTGTCGTAATAAGACAAACAGTCTTTTCTATCAACTATACCCGCTAATGCTTTCAAAGCCTCTTCTTCGGTATATCCTATTCCAGCGAAGTCGTCGACAATCCACTCGATCGGTGTTTTACCGTCGTAACGTATAACTTCTTCATCGTTGTACTTCGTATTTGCGTGGTAAGGGTCGCAAGATACTGTAATCATGTAACGTTTCATAATTGTCTTTGTATATTAAAATATTAAAAATCAATACCTTCTATTTTAGGGGCTTCGAGTAAACCATGCAAGTTATTTTCAACAGCGGCACAAGCAAGTATCCATGCTTGTTTTGAAGATATACGAGCAACTTGAAAACTAAAAGGAGACATTTTCGAGAAAACCGTTTCTGCGACTTTGGCCGCAAAACAATCTATCTTTGCAATTTCTCTTAAAACGTTAGAGAGACATTCATAACCCATTTGGAAGCCGTCATAATTATATTTTGTATGACTTGCTGCACCAGATATTAATCTTGCGGCTCTTTGTTTTAATTGGTAGTCTGTCATGGCTTGTTGTATTTGTTTTTCTACACTGCAAATATACAACAAATATATTGTACACAAAATATAATGTACAATAAAATACTACACTTTTATGTATTTTAACATTTTGGGCAAACAAAAGACTTATTCAAGTCTGAAATTTTGGTAAAAAATCGCCCATAGCAATAGGCAAAAGTCTGCATAGCACAAATCGTCCATTTGTTCGATGAGCCGGTCCAAGTTAGCATTTTTCATCGTCAAGAATCCTTTTTATGTCGTCCGGGGTGATGCCGAAGCACCGGGCGAAACGTTGAAATTCTGATTTCTTATCTTTGGGTATAAGCCCATAAAGCCGGTTGATCGGCGTGCGACTTTTCATCGCTGCGGATACCTGTTTTTTCCTCATTGTGCTACTTATTTATGGATTCGACAAATATATGATCATGATGATACGGGCCAGTCTTAATACTGCCCACAGCATAATGCTAAGGCCGGTTTCTGTTATGGTTATAATCCTACCCCGTTTCATAACCGATTCTTTTCCTTATTTCTTCTTTGCAGCAATCGCAGTCGCAAAGAAACAGTTTCACATAATCGAATACTTGTTCGGCTATATGGCCGCTCAGATAGGCGATTTCCTCGCCGTCGTGTTCAATTCCGTTCATATTTCCGAGGTCGTCTTCCATGTGCCGCATCTCATGCATGAAGGAGTTGAAGAATTGGCGGTCGCTGGAAGCCCTGCCTATAACCATGACGGTTGTACGATAGAGACAGTTGGAGTAGGTTACTCCCGTGTCCATGCGACCCGATTTCATATTTGCGCCGGCTTCTTCGAGCATCTTTTCGCTACAACCTATGCGCCTCATTCTTCTCAATATCTCTTCGGCATAATATCTGTCCACGGAATAATAGACATACACCTGCCAATCAAGTTCCGCTATGTGAAACTGTTGTCTTATCATCTTACATAAGGTCTCCCCAGTTGATGACAATTCCCTTATCCATGCAATCGGAAAAGAAATGTCGGAACGCTTTTTCTTCGCTGCCGTCCGGGTCGTCGATAAAGTCTTTGATGTGCAGGGCATGATATTGCTCGTTAGGGATCGAAGAACCGTAGTAATCGGCCAGACACATGTTCGCCACATATACGGCGTTATAACCATTGTCTTTTTCAAGTGTGATTCCGTATTTCTTCAACAATGCCTCTACTTCCTCTTTCGTCATCGGCGTTATTTTCCCGCTTTTAGTCTTCATTTTTGAAACGGCCCATTCGCACATTTTTTTGGAAAAGTTAAAGCCGTAGTTCGACAAATAGGCTTTCATGTCTTCCGGGATTCGGTCGTATATATCGAAACTTCTGTCCATTATTGTATTCTGTTTTTTTGAGAAAGGGCGGTTTTATCCGCCCTTTCTTCGTTTAACGATACCGGGAGTAGCGTCCGGTGCCTTTCACACCACGTCTTTCTCCCATTCTTTCTTCCATATCGCCGCGAACGCGATAATAATCGTCGTCGCCCCGATAACCCATAGATGAACGGTCGCCTCCGTAAGAACCTCCGCGTTCTCCCATGTTTTCCATTTCATCGAAGAGGGTTTCCATATCTTCTTGAAGACACTTCCAGCTCTCCATGATGTTGCCTATGGCACGGCCTATGCCGCCTTCCTGACGGCGTTCGTGCCCTCGTTCGCTTATTTCCAGCATTCCCATAATCGTTTTATTTTGTGGTTTTACTACTCGTTTGGCTTTGTCGCAAAAGTAGGTTCTTTATATCGCCGATGTCGTTCTTCAACGAGCCGACCATGCTTTCAAGGGCCGTGATTTTCTCTTCCTGTTGCTTCTCTTTGGCGAATTGCGGATTCAGCTGTTTCAAGATTTCATCGCAACTTTCTACCACCGACTGGTGGTAAGGAACGCTATCGACAACTTGACGGCTGGACTGCATCATCGATTCCACCTCCGACAAAATGGCCTCTTTCTTGTCTGAAATGACCGCATTCGGATAGGAAAACAATTCCTGATTGGTCGGTATTTTCTGAAATTCCAATACCTCTTCCCCGCATTTGACCTTGACATCGAGCTGCATCTCCGGGGTTGTTCCGAAGGGCTGGGAGGGGTTGTAGGTCGGATATTTCGGCGTCGGATTCGTTACCGATTCGACCTGACCTATTTTCACAACGGGTTTTTCTCCCTTGATTAGTACATAGACGATATTGCCTTGCTTTATATTTCCAAACATTGCTTCTTCTTTTTAAGACAACCCCCGTTTAGGGGTTGTCGGGTTAGACTACGCCGGTCATTATTTGCAGCGTGTTGGTCGCTTTGTCAAACCAGAACTCATACACGCCCGTGCCCGGTATGTCGGCGGCTGTCAATGCCTCTCCGTTGTACTTGGTAACCGATTGCGTTACGCCGTTCGTCTCGAACAGGACGGGTAATGTCCCCGTCGTGCCCGTCGGTACGGCCTGTGCGATGTCGATATAGATTGTGCCTCTATACCACGCATTTACAAAGGCATGGTTGGCAAAGGTATAGACGACATTCGTTGTGCTTACGGTTACCCCGGTCGTGGCTATCGCCGCCGAGCCTCTGCGGTTTACGAATTGGAAAGGATATGTTGCCATAATAGCCTCCTTCCTTTTACCCCCAAAAGCCGTTTCCGACTCCATAGGGATTGAAACCGCCGTATAATCCGTATTGCGCTGCTACACAAGTCGGAACGCCGACAACCGGACTATATGGCACTTTGGCAACTTCGGGCTGATTGCACTCTATTTTGGCAATACGCGCGCTCAGGTCTGCCAAAGCGTTGTTCACCGGGGCTATCGACTGTGTGGTTACCTGCGCGAAGTAGGCGTTTTGGTGTTCTTGGGACAGCTGGGTCGTCAGGGCCGCATTCTTGGCTCTCTCCGCATCGATCTTGTCTTGAAGTACGCGGGTTTCGGCTGCGTCGAGTTTGGCCAGTATGGCTTGTGTCTGCGCCAACGTTGCATCTTTCAGGTTCTGCGTGTTGGTATTCATCGTGTTCGTCAGCGTGTTCGTCTGGTTACAGATCGCCAAACGGTTCTCGCAGCAACAGTCGGCGATTTGTTGGGCTATGCCCGTATTCCCTGACTGAATGGCATTGATAACCTGCATTCCGCTCATGCCTACTTGGTTGCCGACGCTTTGTAACTGCGTCATAACGCCGTTGATCGATTGCTGTATCTGGCCGACAGAGCAGTTCAAGTTCGTGGCCAGTTGCGAAATCGCGTTACCGTTACCCTGTATGGCCTGCATCAAGAGTTCTCGGCCGGCATCGTTGTTGATAAGATTGGGCAAGCCGTTCGATCCATTGCCGCCAAAGCCGTTACCCCAGCCGCCATTGCCCCAACCCATGAGGAAGAACAAGAAAATGACCCAGATAAACCACCCGCCTTCGCCGCCGAAACCGCCGTTGTTTCGGTTCATTGCAAGCAACAGGTTCGGATCAAGGCCGCTTTTCTGCAACAATGGGGCCAGCATGCCCAACATTCCTGCTCCACTACCGGCTGCGCCTGAATCCGGCGTGTAAATGACTGTTTTCGATTCCATATATATGTTGTTTTTATGTTATGACCGGACACTATTGTCGGTCATAACAAAGCTACCAAACACATAATTCATTGGAAAACAGTTATTTCAAAGAATAATCAAAGTATCTGCAAACTTTCTTCCCGGTCATTTCCGAGTATCTTCCGTATTCTTTCGTAAGAAATGCGCATCATGCGGTTGTATTTCAAACGGTCGTCGAAATTGCCGAGCATGACGAATACGGACCGTTGGGACAAGCGAAGCCTTTCGGCTATTTGCGATTTATAAAAACCCGCATCATATAACAATTTCGCAAGGATATAACGGGCATCGACAACTTCTGCCTTTGAGCATTTCGAGACAATCATTTCTTGTGTCAGGTCGGTCTCCCGACTTACCATTTTTAAAATGTAGGCAAAGATTTCTTCTTTCATCGCTTGATTATTTTATTTTTATATATACCTTTGCCATAACCACACATATTATAAAGGAGGGTTCTATATAAGCCCTCCGACATTGACGAGATGTTGCAAAAAAAATACATGACGGGCGATAACACCTAAAAGGTGTGCCGAATAAACCACCCTCTCGATAATCGGTAGCCGGTTCGGTCTTGGCGAAAGGAGGTTCGATTCCTCCACCGGCACAATAAAATAGAACTTTGACATATTGGTTCATTTTACTTCCCCAACGGACGGGAAGTGTCAAGCATGGTAGCGGGTAACTCGTTAATCCGTTAAGTAACAAGCCGAGCTGCGGGGACGGCAAGCGCGCCATGCGAACGAAACAGATAACAATACAGGCAATGGTCGCCGCAAAATCGTCCATGAGCAGTAAGCACGGGAGTTGGGCGTTCCCGCCGTAAAGCCTGAAAAGATACAAGATAACAAAGAACTCCGAAAACAATCCTCCATAATCAGTAAGCATACAGGCCGGGGGTCTGTACAGTTCTTTTAAGATATAGGCGTGTGAAGATGCACGCCACACAAGCCGTCCCGGCGATACAAGCACCATAACTGAACTACGGTTCGCGTTGATCGGCTTTATCGGCCTATGCTTCGATGCAAGGGCGGCACAAACGAAAAAGTAACACAATTACCCGACAAGTGCATCGACGCATTAGACTTCATCATTGATGAATACGAAAAAAACAATAGGGATTCTCCACAAAAGCACATCTATAATTCCCGGTGGAAAACGAGAAAAGTCATCATGTTTTTTCGATCGTATGGATTAAGGTTTTCAGATAGGAACCGCCGGGAATTATTCCATACAGGGGCAGTCCGCCGGCAGCGGCAGGCGGGCGACCGGCAAACAAGGAAAGCCACTTACGGCATTCACACATCGCAAAGCACATACGGCAACACCCTTGCGACCGGGGTTCGGTTCCCCGGTGCCCCGCACTCACATATCCGGCTGTTTCGGAAATGGAAACAACCGGGTTTTCAATCCCCTCACAATGACAAAGCGCATCGACAAAGTATATCAACGGTATTTCTCCAAGAAAACCGGAAAATACCATGTCCTCTACCGCACAGGCAAGCGTGCCGACGGCGCATGGGACGTCCATCTGGGAATGTACGACACCCTCGCCGCCGCCGAAGCCCTCACAACAGGACGACTTATAACCCCACAAGACGACAAACACAAAAACATACGCCCATGAAAACCCTCGAAGAAATCCGCGGCATGGAACGCGACGCCCTCGAAGCCCTCGCGCTCTCCCTCGACACCCGCCGGGCATTGGCCCAAGAACGCGCCGCCGTCGCCGAAGGCTGGTACCAAGAACTCTACAATCTCATGCGGCAAAGCGATCTTCTCTCCCGGCTTCCCGCATACCACCGTGAGAAAGCCCGGGAGTATTACGATTACATCTGTGAGAGAACACCCAAAAACCAACAGCCATGACCACCGCATATATCCTGCACGGCCTTATATGGTCGGCCCTCTACGCATTCATCATCGCGGCGACGGCACGCATAGCGTATCGGGCATTCCGCGACTACTTCCGTCCATTCATCAAAGCCCTCTATCATGGAATCAAAGCACTTCGACAGCATCTACCGCAAGATAGCCCGTCAGATACGGAGCGGGCGGCATGAAATCACCTTCGACGACCCCGTCGTCAGCGACACCGACCCCGGCCTGCAAGTCCTTATCCTCGGCACCGTCTATGTCGATGAAGCCGCACCCGCCGACCCTTCCGTGGGCTACGAAGGCAGCGACCGCATCGACTTCTCCCGAGCCCGCATCATCGCACAGCGTTGGGACGATACCGCAGGCGCGTTCCGCGATGTAAAATCCGATTTTAACCCCTTAATGATATACTGATCATGGAAGAAACCAAAGATTACGAAGCCCTTCCGGTCGAACAAACGGAAGTACAGATCGTCCCCCTCGACGAATTGGAACGCGCGAACGTAGACGTCCAAGTCTCCACCGCCAAGCGTTATCCACGGGACATGAGGCGCAGCGTCAACAATTCCATTGTCATGGCAACCATGAACGAAGAAGTCGCCCGTTCCTGCGGGTACGCCCTTCCACGAGGCGGGAAGCCCGTTACCGGCCCGTCCGTCCATCTGGCAAAAATCATCGTTTCCAACTGGGGAAACATGCGTACCGAAGCCAAAGTCGTACAGATCACCGACAAGCAGGTCATCAGCCGGGGCACGGCATGGGATCTCGAAAACAACGTGGCCTCCGCCTTTGAAGTCCGCAGGAGCATAGTGGACAAATACGGGAAAAGGTATTCCGACGACATGATAACCGTTACCGGCAATGCCGCCAATGCCATTGCCTACCGCAATGCCGTCTTTGCCGTCATTCCGAAATCCATCACCGACCGCATATACCGTGCCGCCCAACAGTTCATTACCGGCGACCTTTCCGACAACGACGTACTTCTGAAAAAACGCACGAAGATTTTTGCCGACTTCAAAAACACGTATGGCATCGACGAAAACACGGTCGTCAAGATCTGCGGGAAAAACACCGACCAACAGATCGGGGCCGATGAAATCGCCCTCCTTGTCGGTCTGCTGCAATCCCTTAAAGACGGAGACACGACGGTAGATGAAGTACTCGACTACGTGAAGTCGCCCAAAGAAAAAGTCGATGACAAAAAAGCCGAGTTGAAAAACAAGCCCGGTAAAGCACCCAAACTGCTATGAAAAACAAATATGCCGCATATACGCCCGTAGAAATGGAGGAACTCTTCTCCAACTATCTCATCGATTCATGGTCGTACAGCAAGGTAAGCACCTTTTCAAGAAACGAAAAAGAGTTTGAAAAGACATACATCTACCGCGAACCCTCCCGGCGGTCGGCCTCGTCCGTAGCCGGCAACGCCTACCATGCCGCCCTCGAACTCTTTTTCATAGAATGGGGAAAAGGACACGAGACCGGCATCGTCGAAATGGAAACCGTCGCATTCGCCTATATCGAAGACATACCCGCCTGCGACTGGAAGCTGCAAAAGACCACTCCTACGGTGGAAAGCTGCAAGATCAAAGCCACGAAATCGGCCGCCGCCCTTATCCGTAACTTCTACACCGAGAGGGAACTCTATACCGGGGAGATCGCCGAAGTGTTCGACGTCGAAACAAGAGTTGCCGAATGGCTTGTCGTAAACGGGGTGGACATTCCTTTGCCCTGCCACGCCGTAATCGACCTTGTCATACACACCCGGGACGGTAAAAACGTCATCATCGACCACAAAAGCAAGACCAAGTACACCGATGAAGAAGAAACAGCCCTCATTCGTGGGAAACAAGCCATCACCTACGCCCTTGCATACGAGGCCAGTAGCGGTATCCGTATCGACGAAGTATGGTTTGTCGAAAACAAAGAGACCCAAAACAGCGACGGAAGCCCGCAAATGAGGCTTTCCGTACTCGTTCTCGACGCCGATAACCGCAAGCTGTACGAAGCACTCCTTTATGAACCCCTCAAACGCATGATCGAAGCCGTTGCAGACCCCGATTATGTGTATACCGTAAACGATGCCGACAATTTCTGCGACAGGGCCGAGCTTTACCGCTTCTGGGCCAAGACGCTCATCGCCGAAGTCGACGACTTCGACCTGCCCGAAGGAAAAAAAGAACTCATCGCCCGCCGGCAGAAAAAAATACGGGACGCTTCCCGGGCCATGATCACACCGAAAGTCATCGCCCGGTTCCGGGACAACGCCGCCGCCTTTATCCGTTACGATTTAAGCCTATCCGACATGACAAATCCCGAAAAAATAAGCCACGTGCTGCGTTCCTTCGGCATCATCGCCAACGTAGCGCACGAGATCACCGGCTATTCCTCCACCTCGTACCTGCTCGAAGTAACAGCCGGTACGAAAATCGCCGGAATCACCAAATACCGGCTCGACATCGCCAATGCCCTGAACGTCCCTTCCGTCCGCATAGGCGATAACCTCATGGTCTATCAAGGACGGTCATACCTTGTCATCGAATCCCCGCAGAAAGGCCATGAAACCTTGTATTGGGACAAAAAATACCTCGAAGAAGAAAAAATTCCGCTCGGAAAAGACAACTTCGGGAACCTCGTCGTCTGGGATCTCAACAACCACTCCACGCCACACATGCTTATATGCGGAGCCACCGGAAGCGGAAAATCCGTCTCTATCATCTCCTCGATCAACTATGCCGTTGAAGCCGGTATAGACCACATTGTCATTTTCGATCCTAAATACGAGTTCATTCAGTACCGCCGGGAAGGAATCGAAGTCTACAACGACATACAGGAAATCGAATCCGAAATGAAACGCCTTGTCGATGACATGCAGCAACGAGCCAAAAGCGGCAATACCGGAAAGAAAACCCTTGTCGTATTCGATGAATTTGCCGATGCCGTCTCCTCCGCCCGTTCCGGAACCGAACTCGACATCAAGGAAATGGTACAGGTCGGAACGAGAAAAGGCCCGTTCGGATTCCCGGAACCCAAAATGGAATTAAGGACGGTCGGGCGGGAAAAATCACTCGAAGAAAACCTGAAAATGCTTTTGCAAAAAGGCCGTTCACTCGGCTTTCGCATCATAGCCGCCACACAACGCGCCTCGGTAAACGTCATCACCGGGGACGCCAAAGTAAACTTTCCGGTCATTATCTGTTTCCGTGTCCCCAAAGAGGTCGACTCCAAAGTCGTCATCGATGAAGCCGGAGCGGAAACACTCAACGGAATGGGCGACGGACTTATCAAGTCGCCCGAATACTTCGGGGTCGTAAGGTTTCAAGGATTCTATAAAAAATAAAAGTTATGAACAACCCATAAAACACGATCACAATGGAAAGATTTGAAAAATTTAAAGATATAATACTCAATAAGGCAAAGGAAGAGAGAGCATGTAAAGAACAATACCAGCGAGCATTGAAATCCGGTACGTTTGAAGATCTCATATCCATTATAAAAGACAATTTCCAATGGTCTATAAATCATAAAATCATCGATCCTATACTTATAAAGGAATATAAAGAAGAGTTTCACGGAAATGGCATTTGTTGCAACGAAAATATTTGTAATGGATTTCTGCTGGCAACCGGTAATGCCACAGTGAGAGCATACGACAATGCCACTGTGAGAGCAACCGGTAATGCCACAGTGAGAGCATACGGCAATGCCACAGTGAGAGCATACGACAATGCCACTGTGAGAGCAACCGGTAATGCCTATATTTATTCTTATTACATTATCGAATGTAAACTAAAAGACAATGCCGTTTACCGATTAATTTCTGAAAACAAAATCTTCTATCCGGAAGAAACGGCAATTAACATCGAAAAGCAAACAACCCATTAAAAACACGAACAAATGACTTACTACGAAGTAAAAGCCCGTCTTACCCAAACACAAGAAAACGGCATGGAAAAACGGGTGAACGAACTATACCTTTTCAATGCCCAGTCATTCACCGAAGCCGAATCACGAGCCTTTGACGAATTACGGCCGTACTCCGAAGAAATAGACATCGTAGCCATAAAGCGGTGCGCCTATTGCGAAATGTTCCTTAGCCCAAAAGCGGAAGCCGACAAATGGTACAAATGCAAAGTCAATTTCATTTCATTGGACGAAAATAGCGGAATAGAGAAAAAGACCGCCCAATATATGATCGTGCGGGCAACAGACATCGACGATGCGAAAGCCACCTTGAATGACGGTATGAAAGGGACAATGACCGATTATCAAGTCGAAGCCATTACAGAAACAAAAATCATGGACGTATATATTAATTAAACAGTGATACAATGACACTATTATCCAACATTTCAATTCTCGTCCTCATACTCGCCGTCATCGCCATATCCATGCTCTACGCCCGACTGTTGAAACGCTGTATGAAAGAAATAGAAGAACGAGAAAAAGAAATCGCCGGTCTGGTCGACAAAATAAGGGCTATGCAGGTGGCAGGAAACAAGACTTCCACCACTCCGAAGAAAACCCGTAAAACAAGTACCGGAAAATGAAACCGCGCATCAAAGCCTCGACACTGCGGGAGGTAATCACTCTGATAGATGAACGCATCAGCTCGATACCTCCTACGGGCTCCCGAAATCTCGACAAAATAAGGATATGGAAAAAGAGAAGAAAAGAAATAGCCGCTGTGATTTCATACCGCAAGGCACAGACATCTATGTCGGAATCGACCCCGACGCCACAAAAAACGGTGTAGCCCGTGTGCAGAAAAGTACACGGCAAGCCGCTTGTTACAGCACTACATTCCCCGAGCTTGTCGAATATCTTCGTTGGTTGGCCCATTACGGCAAGAACTATATCGTCATTATCGAGGCCGGTTGGCTCAACAAGTCGAACTGGCATCTTTCCCGCAAAGACACAAAAGCAGTCGCAGCAGCAAAAGGAAACAGCGCGGGACGCAACCACGAGACAGGACGAAAGATAGCGGAGATATGCCAATATTATAATATTCCGCACATGCTTGTCCGTCCTCTCAAAAAAATGTGGAAAGGGCGGGACGGGAAAATTACCCGGGAAGAAATTGCCGCGTTTACCGGCATTACCGGACGCAACAACCAAGAAGAAAGAGACGCGCTACTGCTGGCATGGGAATATGCAGGACTGCCCGTCAGAAAGACTTCGTAGCCATGCAAGAAACCATTATCGAGACCATACGCCGCATCACCGCCGACAAGCGGCAGCGGGGCATCTTTCCCGCCGTCGCCACCCGTGCCGAGATCATGGCCGAGGTACAGAAAAAAGTCTCCGGCGAACTCAGCCGGCTCTACAAGCAAGGAATCATCGATTATACCGAAACCCTCAACAGCTGCGCTTTTCGGTTGAGATCATAAATCGAAAACACAGACAAGACCATAAACATGAGAGAAAGTATTATTTTCTATCGCAGCTTTTACGAGGCAATAAAAGACTTGAAGACAGACATTCAGGGAGAGATTTACACGGCCATAATGGAGTATGGTCTATACGGTAAAGAAACTGAAAATCTGGGTCCTATTGCTCGCAGCATATTTACATTGGTAAAGCCTCAGATAGACAAGAATATAAAGCGTTATGAAAACGGTTGTAGGGGTGGACGTCCAAACCGAAATAAATCCGAACAAGAACCAAACAATAACCAAAATAAATCCGAACAAGAACCTAAGGAAAAGGATAATGTAAATGATAATAAAAATATCCCCCCTATAATCCCCCCTACGGGGGAAAAAGAAGGTGAAGGAGAAGAAAAAAACAAAAGAAAAAGGGCGAGACCGCCTATCGATACCAGCTTCATAGATGCCCCGTTTCGGGGAGTAATGGACCGATGGCTCGAATACAAACGGGCACGCGGGCAAACCTACAAGTCCGAGGCATCCATTAAAACCTGTTACAAAAAGCTGTTGGAGATGAGCGGAGACGACCCGGTCAAAGCCGAAGCAATCGTTGAAAACAGCATCGCAAACAATTACGCCGGACTTTTCCCGCTCAAAAACACATATCCCCATGAAACAGATAAACCAGCTGCTTCCGCAAGCCTTACCGAAGAAGAGCGGGAACAAAATTTCGTCAACCATGTCTACCGAAAGCTGGGCAATATCCCTTAGAGAGCGGTACGGCACACCCGGCCAGTTCCTCACACTTTTCAATCCCGGGAAACAGGCACTGTATTGCAGGGACAGAGACCGCTGCTTCGATTCCGGGGCCCCGTCGCTCAACCAGATACAGACGGCATATTCCAGAGAACTTGCCGAAAGTTGGATCGAAGTACAGATATTCGACCTCACCCGTTATACCGGCATCAAGGAAAAGCCCTCAAACGAGCACATAGAATCCTGCGCTTCCGTCATCGTGCAAGAGTACGGCTACCTCAAAATCTCCGAAATCATGCTCTTTTTCCACCGGTTCAAAGCCGGCATGTTCGGGCGGTTTTACGGTACTTACGACAACCTCGTTCTTATGGATTCCCTCCGGCAATTCGTCGATTACCGCAACAAAGAACTGCGGCGCATCGAACAAGAGAAAGCACGCGCCACCCAGGAAGAAGAATACCGCCGTAGAGAACAAGAAGCCGTCTCTTACCAAGAGTGGAAACAGATGTCCGAAAAAAGCAACCGAAAATAAAATACGACAATGAAAGTGATAGTAACATTCAGCGGCGGCAAAGACAGCCTCGCATCGCTGCTTTGGGTGCGAAACAATCTGACAAAAGATTTTATAACCGTCTTTTGCGACACAGGCTGGGAACACCCGCTTACCTACAAATACATCGAAGAAATACGCGACCGGCTCGGCTTGAACCTCGTCATGCTTAAATCCAAAAAGTTTGACGGCATGGTGGACTTGGCAAGAAAGAAAACCCGCTGGCCGTCTTCACAACGACGGTTCTGCACATCGGAGTTGAAAACAATCCCCATGATTGACTACATACTCGACGAAGTAGACGATGACATTCTGATGATACAGGGCATACGCGCGGCAGAGAGTGCCAAACGGGCAGAGATGAGTAAGCAATGTACCTATTTCAAATATTACGTGCAGCCCTACGGCAAGGACAAGAACGGCAAGGACAAATACCATACCTACCGTCGTAAAGACGTGTTGGCATTCCGGGCAAACCATGCCGACGACCTTTTGCGCCCCGTGTTCGACTGGTCGGCCGGGCAAGTGATAGACTATATCCTTGAAAACGGTTTGCAGCCCAACCCGCTCTACCGCATGGGTTACAAGCGCGTAGGGTGCTACCCGTGCATCATGGCATCGCAGCAAGACATCTACAACATCAGCGTCCAAGACCCGGAACGCATAAGTTATATAGCGGATCTCGAACAACAGCTGTCGAGCAGTTTTTGGGGCCCCAACAAAATATCGCCCAAATACTATAAAGGCGAATATCCGCAGATAGGCGATGTCGTTCGCTATGTACAAGCGAAACGCGCAAGAGGAACGCTATTCGACGACAACGATGTCGCCACAAGCTGCATGAGTTACTATGGCCTTTGCGAATAACGGCATTAAACACCACACTTTCATGAATAGTACCGCAGCTCGCATACGAGATATTCAAAGCAATCATTCAAAACGAATAAAAAACACAAAACATGGACGAATTTATATGTCATATTATGACCAGAAAGATATATGCTTATATAGCAGAAATCAAATCTGTGTTCAACCGTAAAGAAGATGGCAAATGGTATCTTTTCTATGACTGTATTTGGGACGATAACGGAATACCGAAAAGAGAAAGCGGCTGTATAAAAAAATTTGATACCGAAGATGAAGCATGTCGTTATAAAGTCGGAGATGTAATCGATGAAAGAGAGATTTCAGAAATATTCAAATAAATAAGATCATGACACAAGAACAAATAAAGAGGGCAGCAAACAGCTATATTGATGACTTTTTGTACAATCATATAGATTATACCGTAATCCATGACAATTATGAAACAGGAAAAAATAACGCGATCTGTGAATTTGGTCCGGATATTTTTAAAGCAGGCGCACAATGGCGCATCAATTCCGTGTGGCATGATGCAAGCGAACGCCCGGAAGTGAATAAAAGAGTACTTGTCGAATTTTTTAATAAGTACGGTAATTATGTCTATTATAGGTTGAAAGCCTTTAAACCTGCCCAACTAAAATATTGGGGTATTGAAATGGCATTCTTAGATAAAATAATCCGCTGGACGTACATCGAAGATTTATTACCCGCAGATAGCAAATAAAACAGGAAAGGAGACAAGAAATGAAACGAGAAATAAAATTCAGAGGAAAACGTCTTGACAACGGCGAATGGGTGTATGGCTACTTTTACGAGGAATGTGAAAACACTTATATCATAGAGGATAGGCAACACCAAAAAAACGACTTATGCGCAAGGAATATCCCTTACCGGGTTGCCACCGAAACCGTCGGACAATACACAGGTCTTAAAGACAAGAACGGCAAAGAGATTTACGAGGGCGACAGAATCTTGATTAACAGAAATCATTATGTAGTGATATTCTACAAGGGCATGTTCGCCATTGAGGTGGAAGGATGCGGGTACATTCCGCTACGGAATGTGTAAACCGTGTGCAAAGTGATCGGTAACGTGTTCGACAACCCCGAACTACTGAAAGTAAATTCAGCAGGAAACATCTCTCCTACTAAGAACAATGGATAAAAAAGAAACTATACGAACCATTAGAGCCTTTAAGAAGATTCTGAAAAAAGGCACACCCCAAACAGTATGTAAATCCGGTTTTTGGGATATTCATGAAAAGCAATATACCATACATGAAATTGCCGCTCGCTTTTTACGGTTGAAAGGCTATGATGTACGAATCGAGATACATGATAATACGGAGAATCCCTCTTATAGCTTCGGATACATACGGTTTTGTAGATATGTGATAATCTCATTTAATACCTAAAAAAGAAACATTATTATGAAAGAAGTAAAATTCAGAGGAAAGCGTATTGATAATGGTGAATGGGTGATTGGCCTTTTGGTCAAAATGTGGGGTGAATGGCATATCATCGATTGGAACGATGAGAATATAGCCTATCCTATCAAGACAGATACCGTCGGACAATACACAGGTCTTAAAGACAAGATCGGCAAAGAGATTTACGAGGGAGATATAGTCAAGACAAAGGAATATGGCAAATTTTTAGGAGATAAGAATTTCTCGGGATACGACCACTTTGAAGTCCATTTCAAAAATGGAGGATTTCGTTTAGAGAATGAAGAACGAATCTTTAATTTGATTAACAATAGTCATCTTGAAGTCGTAGGCAACGTCCACGACAACCCATCACTACTGAAAGGAGGTGCGGAATGAATTGGATAAAGATAGAGCGAGATAAGAACGGTTTTGCAACCGATGAGTGTTTGGATAAGATAGCTTATTTTTTCGTGGAATATATGATGCCTGTTGTCCTTGCCATACATGAGGAAAATTGCTTTGACTACGAAATTATTTCTCCTCTAAGCGATATTGCCGGGTGGCGAGGTTATATAGAAAGGAATGCAAATATTACCCATTATTTACCAATCCCTCATTTGTCAGATGAACTATGAAAACAATCGACACCCTACGCGATAAATACGACCGCTACATTCGCAGCGGAAACCACGTGAAAGCATTACAGGTCATGCAGGAAATCGGCCGCCTCTCCGCTTTGAGCGAAACCGAGCAGCAAGTAGCCGTTAGAGACTTGTTCGGCTCGTTCACCCCCGAAGAAAAACAAAAAGCCACCGACCTTTGTACCGGGGTCATGCTATATGCCGACCTCCTGCAATCCGCCGCCGTCGACCTGCAAGAAATCATACACCGGGCCGACCCCTCGGCACGGCTGCTTCTCATGGAGGACGTAAAGCAGATAGCCCGCCTCTCCAACAACATCGTCCGCAACGTCGACGCATTCCATGACGACGAGTTCTCCGCCACCTTCGGCGATCTGGCCGACCTCGTCGCCCTGAACGTCCGCAACATCATCTACACTGAGCGCGCAAAAGAAAAACGAAAAGCGATATGAAAAACATACAACTCATCAATGATCATTTTCAGAATTTCAAATCCTACGGTATACCAAAGGCGCAGCTTATCATCGCCGATCCACCCTATAATCTTGGAGTAAACGCCTATGCCAGCAACCCCTCATGGTACGTCGACGGCGACAACAAGAAAGGAGAAAGCGACAAGGCCGGGCGGGCATTCTTCGACACCGACAACGAAAACATGAAGCTGGTTTCAAGCCTGATGAACTTCACCGCCGATGTGAATAACAAGATTGAAAGGGCGGTCAAGGAAAACGGCAACCGCACGGACAATTTCGCCCAAGTGGTCAATTCCAACTTGCCGGAATCATTCACCATCCAAATGCCCATCTTCAAGGGTATGCAGCCCGAAACAATAGAGGTGGAAACATTCGCACAGGTGTTCGGGCGGCAACACAAAAATGTGATAAGGTCTATCCGTGACATTATGATGTCGGCTAACTTGTTAGCCAACCGCCAAACTTTTTGTGAATCAACCTACTATGATTCGCAAGGTAAACAACAACCTATTTTCTTAATGACAAAAGAGGGCTTTTGCGCATTGGTTATGCGTTGGAATGGAGAAAAGGCAAATCAATTCAAGATGGCTTTTATTGATATGTTCTCCAAGATGGAAAAGGCATTTCAACAAGTCAAACCGCAATATCCGGCAATCCCTCAAACTTTTTCAGAAGCATTACGCCTTGCAGCGGCACAGGCGGAACAAATCGAGCGGCAACAAAAGCAGATTGAAGCCGATGCGCCCCGTGTCCTATTCTCACAAGCGGTTGAAACCGCCAAACAATCCGTGCTTATCGGTGAACTTGCCAAGATAATATGCCAAAACGGTGTTCAGACGGGCGAAAAGCGGCTTTTCCAATGGATGCGTGACAACGGTTATTTGTGCCAATATGGTGAAAGGTATAATCAACCGACCCAAAAGGCAATGGAAATGGGCTTGTTCGAGATAAAGAAGACAACCATTCAGAAGCCAAACGGCGACACTCTTATATCCAACACGACCAAGGTAACGGGCAAGGGTCAAGTGTATTTCGTTAATAAGTTTTTGCATAACCATCAAAAGAACTTGCAGCCATGAGGATATACATTTCAGGAAAGATAAGCGGCTTGCCTTATAAGGAAGCCGAACAAAGGTTTGAAGATGCGGAAGCCTTATTGACGGAACTTGGCTTTGAAGTGATAAACCCGTTAAAGAATGGTCTTGCGACCCATGAAGAATGGATAAAGCATTTATGCAAGGATATTGAAATGCTGCATTCGTGTGATGCAATCTACATGATGGATAATTGGACTACTTCAACCGGGGCTTCAATAGAATTTGATTTTGCCAACCGCACGGGCAAGGATGTATTGTTTGAATCAAACATAATCATTCTAAATGATGAATACAAGGCAATCTTGCGCATACAAAATGCAATCCATGAAGTGACGGGGTTACGCTTCAATCAATATATCACCAAGTCGCGCAAGCGTGACGGGGTGTTTGCCCGGATGATATTCGTGTATCATTGCCGCAAGCGAAAAATGAAGCTGACACAGATAGCCAAGTATGTTCGCCGTGACCATTCTTCGATGCTTCATTTATTGCGGAAGTATGATGATGATTTCAAGTACAATCCGCAATTCCGGGATATGGCGACAAGGGTAAACAATATATTGAATAAAACAAATGAAACCGCATAAATTCGATTATCGTTGGACTTTGAAAGATGCCCACTTCACCAAAGACAAAGGGGCGGTCTTTTCATGTTTTGCTTGTGGGGGGGGCAGTTCTATGGGTTACAAACTTGCCGGGTTCGATGTAATCGGGTGCAATGAGATAGACCACCGCATGATGTACGCATATTGTCAGAACCACAACCCCAAGTTCCCTTTCCTTGAACCGATACAGACATTCAAGGATAGAACGGATTTACCGCCCGAATTGTACAATCTTGACATTTTGGACGGGTCGCCGCCTTGTTCTACATTTTCGATGGCTGGTGTGAATTGCGGGCGTGAAAAAAGTTGGGGCAAAATGAAGAAGTTTAGAGAGGGGCAAGCCGAACAAGTTTTAGACACCTTGTTTTTCGACTTCATAGACCTTGCAAAGAAGCTGCAACCCAAAGTCGTTGTCGCCGAAAATGTCAAGGGGTTGTTGCTTGGTGAAGCCAAGGATTATGTAAGACGGATATACGAGGGCTTCGAGGATGCCGGATATTATTGCCAACATTGGTTGCTTGATGCACAAAAGATGGGTGTTCCGCAACGGCGTGAACGGGTTTTCTTTATCTGTTTACGGAAAGACCTTGCAACCCCATTTTTGGTGATGCAAAGCCTTTTCAATGATGTGCCGAAATTAGACCTTGACTTCAAAGAAGCACCAATTATGTTTTCCGATGTCGTTGCGGGCGTTGGTCGTGAAATAAAATCAAAGGAGATGCGGAAAAGATGGGAATCAAGATTGCCGACCGATGATGATTTTGGTGATGTAACAACAAGGCTTTATGGACGGCGATTGACATTCAACACGCAATTTGCATTCCTTGACCGTGTGTGCAATACTCTTACGGGAAAAGAAGATTCAACGGTGCATTATGATAAACCGTTTTATCTTTCGACCCAAGAAGTGACGACAATTGCAACATTTCCACAAGACTACAATTTTGCGGGTAATAAACCCCATTATGTGTGCGGAATGTCCGTGCCGCCCGTAATGATGGCACAAGTGGCAAGCCGGATATGGGAACAATGGTTATCGAAAATTTAAGAATTTGTGTATTACTATAAAACAAGACAACATGAATCCCGAACAATTCTTTTACAAAGTAAAGGATATGCGTGATGCTCAAAAGGAGTATTTCAAATATCGCACAAAGTCGGCATTGGAGAAGTCTAAAAGGCTTGAAGCTGAAATCGACAATGAGATTAAGCGAGTAATTCAAATCAAGTCAGAGAAGCAACAATTGAATTTGTTTAATAAATAACACATACTAAAATGAAACTATTATTTTTTGACCTTGAAACGACCGGGGTAAATCCCGGCAAGAATGGAATCCATCAAATATCGGGTGAAATCGTGATTGATGGTGTTTCCAAAGAACAATTCGACTTTCACGTTCAACCAAACCCAAGGGCGATAATCGAAGATGAAGCCTTGAAAGTTGCAGGGGTAACACGTGAACAAGTGTTGGCATACCCGCCAATGCGACAAGTATATTCCGAATTTGTTGCGATGCTTGAAAAGTATGTCGATAAGTACAACAATAAAGACAAGTTCTTCTTGGTCGGTTATAACAATGCGGCTTTCGACAATCAATTTTTGCGTGGATTCTTCTTGCAGAACGGCGACCAATACTTTGGTTCTTGGTTTTGGTCGAACACAATTGATGTGATGGTGCTTGCGTCCGCATACCTTGCGACACGCCGCCCCGACATGGAGAATTTCAAGTTATCAACGGTCGCCAAAACGCTTGGTGTTGATGTTGAAAGTGAATCATTGCACAATGCCTTGTATGACATTAACTTGACAAAGGCGGTGTTTGACATTGTAACTAACAAGCAATGAAAAATATAGAACTATTCAACGACCATTTCCAAAACTTCAAAGTTTATGGAATCCCCAAGGCGCAACTAATCATTGCCGACCCGCCATATAACTTGGGCGTGAATGCTTATGCAAGCAATCCGGCATGGTATGTTGATGGGGATAACAAAAACGGAGAATCGGAAAAGGCGGGAAAAGAGTTTTTCGACACGGATAAGGATTTTCGCCCGGCTGAATTTATGCACTTTTGTTCGCAAATGCTTATAAAAGAGCCTAAACAGCCGGGGAAAGCCCCTTGCATGATAGTTTTTTGTGAGTTTGAACAACAATTCAAATACATAGAACTTGGCAAGCGATATGGATTTAACCATTATATCAATCTTGTGTTCCGAAAGAACTTTTCCGCACAAGTTCTGAAAGCGAACATGAAAATCGTTGGCAATTGCGAATATGGGGTGTTGTTGTACCGTGACAAACTCCCCAAGTTCAACAACGACGGGGCGATGATCTTTAACTGTTTCGACTTCCCCAGAGACCCCGCGACACCCAAGATACACCCATGCCAGAAACCCGTCCCCCTGCTTGCCCGTCTCATCGAGATATTCACCGACCCCTCAGATGTCGTCATCGACCCCTGCGCCGGTAGCGGAACAACCTTGCTTGCCGCCGCAAACTGCGGACGCCGGGCATACGGCTTCGAGATAAAAAAGGACTTCTACCAAAAAGCCACCGACATCGTCCTCAGTAGAATACAACACCGCATATTCATTTAATCCCGCCCCGACGGGCGACGGAAAACGAAAAAAATAATCACTATGAAAAAGATAATGTTCAACGATCATTACGGCTTGACGAGAGCCGTGTTACAAGGACTGAAAACACAAACAAGAAGAATTTATAAATTACCAAAAGAGTCATACGGAAGACTGGAAATAGAATCAAACAATATAATAACATTTGATTTTGACGGAAATGAACTAATAACCAAGCCGAAATATAAAATCGGCGAGATAGTAGCCGTAGCGCAAAGCTATCTTCAAATAGCATCAGAACTTGAAGATCCTCAAAATGCTTCTTGTGCGGAGCATTTTGAAAAAAACGTTGATATGGCAAGTTGGTATTGCTGTGCCGACCACCCCGGTTTTAAAAATAAAATGTTTGTGTCGCCAGAAGAAATGCCCCACCAAATCCGCATTACAAATGTACGCGTTGAAGAATTGCAAAACATAAGCGATGATGATTGTGAAAAAGAAGGCATTGAAAGACGAATATATAGGCATCCTCCGGAGGATTGGGTTGTAACATGTCCGACAAAACAGTTTGTGTTTAAAGGGAAAAATTTTGGCCATGACACAGGCGTAAATGAATATTGCTATAAGCATTTCCATACAGGACAGAAGGCATTTGCTTTTCTCATAGACAAAATATCCGGGAAAGGTACATGGGAGGATAATCCCTATGTTTTTGTCTACGATTTTGAACTTGTAAAATAAAACAAGACATGAAGAAGAAAAAAATACAAGAAATCTACAATGAAATAGCAGAATACGAGAATAAACGATTCAAAGAATATCAAACGGCTTTGGAGTACTTCAAAAACAATATTGATTATCCCTTTGACGAAATCGAAGAAGTATTAGAAGCCGACACATTGTGCCATATAGGCTATTGTGATATAGAAAGAGATCACCAATATAAAAGTTGGGAATATCCTACCCATGAATTTTATCGGCTGACAGAAGATTCTTTAAAAGAATACCCGTCTTTGAGATACAAGAGATTCATGCTTCAAGATAAAATGCCTTCCGGCTCGCACAATCTTGTTTGGCAAGAAACACTCTTTGAAGACTGTTATCACGGATATATATTGCTTCCGTTAAAAGACGGAAGATACTGGATTGTCGAATATGAATGCTGACTATTAAAAGTTCAAAAAATAATAAAACCATGTACGGATCACACAACACATTCACTGCATACCCCGTCCGCCGGTGGTATATGCACATTTTACAACCCTTCGCCCGCTGCCAGCGGACGACCATTGAACAACAAATAGCTTGTGGCGCACGCGCATTCGACCTGCGTGTACGCTTCGGCAAAGGAGGCATACTCATACCCTGCCACGGATTGGTCGAGTACAAAGCCTATGTTCCGGCCGTTGTGGCAAGGCTCGAAAATGCAGGGTGTTGCTACCGCATCATTCTCGAAAACGTCATGGGAGGCCGTAAGGTAGCCTCCGACGACCTCGATCGGCTCAAAGCAATATTCCTTACAAAAGAATTTCCGCATTGCCTCTATGTAAGCGACAAGCGGTCGTGGAATACCACATACAATATACATTGCAAGATACGCCTTGGTGAGCAGAACCGGCACGGCGGCACGGGCTGTATCATTCCCCGCCTTTGGGTCAGAAAATACAAATACTACAAAGCCCAGCACGCCGCAAACCTCGATACCGAGACCATTCACTACTATGATTTCGTAGACATAAAATAAAACCATGACAAAAGAGCAGTTCGAAAATATATTAAAGAGGAAAAATATTAAATGGGGCGAATTGGTTGAAATTATAATATTAAATCCCAATTATAAACGTTTCAGCAGAAGACCTAAAACAATATTGTTTTATGGAGCCCTTTCATACTACATCGATTCACAAATTGTTGGATTGTTTACGTCCATATTTATTGGATCTTTTGAAGATGTTTATGATGTATATTTTGATTTCAAAGATATAATAGGAATTAAGAAAGCAAATAGAGAGGGAAATAAAAAGTATGGTATATGAACACACTCATTAAATCGCAAATAGCACGATACGAGCGGGAAATCGGACAAATACTCTCGCATTACCCCCGCATCGCCGAAACACTATTCCCCAGAATCCTCGCCGACCGTCGTCGAAAAATACTAAAACTCAAAAGTTTATCAAAGCAATAAACAAAGTGGCAATGAATATAAGTATTTTTCAAAATATATTGCTTTATCTATGAAATTCGCTATATTTGCCATATAGATACGCGATAATGCGTATTTGAAACAACTATAAGAGCGCATTTGCGCAACATTCATTTCAAAGCCTTATCTGGGAATAACCCGGATAGGGCTTTTTGTATTTAATTTTTAATTATGTTTTATGGTAAAGAAAGTAAGTATTCCATTATCTGCTCTTATTTCCAATGTCGGTCAAATAGCTGGGCTACCACCGAATCCTCGTCTTATCAAAGATGAGAAATTCGAGGCGTTGAAAAAGAGCCTGACCGACGACCCGGAGATGCTCGACCTCCGGGAGTTGATCGTATATCCTAACCCGGACGAAAAAGGGACGTATGTCGTCATCGGCGGGAACATGCGCTACAATGCGGCCAAAGAATTGGGACTTTCGGAATTGCCCTGCAAGATTCTTCCCGAATCCACGCCGGTGGAGAAGATGCGCTCATTCATTATCAAGGATAACATCGCCTATGGGGAATGGGACATGGATCTGTTGTCGGAAGATTGGGACACGGAGGAATTGTCCGACTGGGGACTGGACCTACCCGATTACTGTTGGGACGATGACGATGAGGAGCAGGAATCCGACCCGGAGAATTATTCCCGTAAGATAGAAGCCCCGATATACGAGCCGAAAGGGGATTGCTCGTCCGTTATGGAATTGTACGACACGCGAAAGCGGGACGAACTCATTTCGGAAATCAACGCCCTCCGCCTTCCGAAAGAGGTGAAGGATTTCCTGACCCATGCGGCAGGCCGGCACACGGTATTCAACTATGAACGCATCGCCGACTATTACGCCCATTCCGATAAGCAGGTACAAGATTTAATGGAGAAGTCCGCTTTGGTTTTCATCGACTTCGACAAGGCGATAGAAAACGGTTTTGTGAAAATGACCCGGGATTTGGCCGAATCCTATAAAATGGAGCAGGAAGATGATGAGGAATAATGATTTCGTGGTTTTTATCCTCACGCATGGTCGTGCAGACCGCGTGATAACCTACAATGCCCTCCGTAAAAGCGGCTATACGGGTCGCATCGTCCTTGTCATAGACAACGAGGACACACAGGCGCGAGAATATATCTCGCGTTACGGAGAGGAGAATGTACGTATATTCGACAAATCCGCCGTTTCGGAGACGTTCGACGAGGGAATGGCAGGCGACCGCCGGACGATCGTCTATGCCCGTAACGCCTGCTTCGGCATAGCGGAGGAATCGGGATTCCGTTATTTCATGGAGCTGGACGACGATTACGAATATTTCGCATGGCGTTTCGACGAAGAACTGAAATACCTTGTCTCGACCCCGAGGATAAAGAACCTTGACCGCTGTTTCGATATACTGCTGGACTATTACAAGGGCATACCGGCCAAATCGATAGCCATATCGCAAGGCGGGGACTTCATAGGCGGCTCCCAAAGCACCTCCTTGAAAAGCGTGAACATGAAGCGCAAGGCGATGAACACGTTTATCTGCGATGTACAACGCCCGTTCAAATTCCTCGGGCGAATCAACGAGGACGTGAACACCTATACCCGCAACACGAGCACGGGAGATCTGTTTTTTCAAACGAACCAGCTTTGTATCACGCAAAAGCAGACCCAATCCAATAGCGGCGGCATGACCGATGTCTATCTGGATTCGGGAACGTATGTTAAATCCTTTTTCTCGGTCATGTACATGCCTTCCTCCGTGAAGATAAGCACAATGGGGAATTGCTACAAGCGCATACACCATACCATACACTGGAAACACACCGCTCCCAAGATATTACGGGAGGAATGGAAAAAATAAGTCCGTTGGCCTATCATTTTGTCAGAAAATCGGGGCGGAAATGAGGGTATGCCAAGTGGACGGATAAAACAAAATGACAGCATTATGAGAAAAGAAGGCAGAAAAACGAAATACACACCGGAGTTGGTGAAGCGCATCTGCGGCCTTGTCGAAAAGGACACCTATACCGTATCCGAACTTTGCGAATCGGTCGGCATTTCGGAAACGACATTTTACGATTGGAAAGTCAAGTTTTCGGAGTTTTCGGACGCTATAAAAAAAGCGGAAGAAAGGCGGCTTGACAATTTCGTGGTGGAAGCGAAAAGAAGCCTCCTGAAAAAGATACAGGGCTACGAGGTGAAAGAGACGCATACTGTAACCATTCCGGGCAAAGAGAAGGACGAGGAAGGAAAACCCAAGCCGATTATCAAGGAACAAAAGACGATCAAAAAACATATCCAGCCGGACACGGCGGCGATCATCTTCGCCCTTACCAACCTCGACCCGGAACACTGGAAGAATCGGCAGCAGCTCGACGGCAACATTCAGAGCGATGTGCGCTTTACCGGATTCCGGTCGGTATTGCCGAATGTCCCGGATATAGAGGCTCTAACGAATAATGTCCGGGAACGAAGCCGGGAAAAGTTTCTGAACGAGGATAACGAGGATGAATAAGGTGAATTACGCCCAACTGCTGGCCTACCGCTACCTCTCCGACCCGAAGATAAAGGTCGTCGGTTACGGAGGTGCTGCTGGCGGCGGGAAAACGGGTCTCGGTTGCGAATGGATCATGCGTTGCGGCTGGGCATTCCCGGGCACCCGTTGGTTCGTCGGGCGTAACAACATCAAGGACAGTAGGGAAAGCGTGTTGGTAACATTCGACAAAGTGGCCTCGTATCACGGGTTCAAGGAATACCGTTTCTCGAACGACGGCATCGACTTCCGTAACGGCTCGCGCGTCTCGTTCCTCGACCTGACCTATTACCCGTACAAAGATCCGATGTTCACCCGGTTGGGATCAAAGGAGTACACCGGCGGCTGGGTGGAGGAAGCGGGGGAAGTCCACCGTTTGGCCGTCGAGGTTTTGAAGTCCCGTATCGGTCGGCACATGAACGACGTTTACCGGTTGGAGCCTAAACTACTGCTGACTTTCAACCCGGCGAAAGGTTATCTGTACGATACTTTCTACAAGCCCCACCGGGAGGGGCGTATGCCCGAAGATACGGCTTTCGTGCAGGCGTATGTCTACGACAACCCTTTCATTTCGCGGGAGTATGTCGAGATGCTAAAAAACCTCAAAGACCCGGTCTTGCGGAAACGGCTGTTGTTGGGAGAATGGGAATACGAGGACGACCCGTCGGCCTTGTGCGGTTACGATGCCATAACGGACCTTTTTACGAATGACTTCATAGAGCCGGAGGGTGCAAAGAGTTGTTCGGCAGACATCGCGGGGAAAGGGCATGACCGCTTTATCGCCTTGTCGGGTGTGGGTAATGTTTTCCGTGTAGCGATCGATGAGATCTATTCCCCGGGCCGACAGGTGGAAATGCAGCTCAGGGATTTAATGGTCCGGGACGGCATACCCCGTTCTCTTACAGTAGTAGATGCCGACGGTGTCGGGTCGTTCTTGGAAAGCTACCTCACGGGGATAAAGGAGTTCCACGGCGGCGGCAGGCCGCACGATTCCCGGTACAAGAACCTCAAAAGCGAATGCGCCTTCCTGCTGGCGGACATGGTGAACAACCGGAAGATAAAAATCGTCTGCACACCGGAGCAGCGGGAACGCATCACGGAGGAGTTCGGGGTACTGAAACAAGCCCGCATCGACAATGACACGTCAAAGAAAGCGATTATAAGCAAGGAGGAGATGAAGGCGATATTGGGGCGTTCACCCGACTACCTCGACGCTTTCATCATGGCGATGTCTTTCCGCCTTGTGTCGGCAGGCAGCGTGCCGGAAACGAAGGTTTATTCACTGCATGATTTACAACGATAAAAACGAAATATATGAAAGGACAAAAAAGAAAGAGCGGTTCAGGCTATACGTTCAAGGAACTTGTACTATTGACACCGGCCGTTCATAAGGGGAAATTTGAAGAAAGTTTGAAGCATCTGGGGCGTCCTGCGACGTTGTGCGGCGTACCCGTCCCGCAAGACCTCGGCACGGCCACTTACGGCATGATAGCCGACCTCGGAAACCTCGACGAAGGAGATGAAGTGCAGGGCATTCTCGACATCTGCCGTATCGTCCTCGGTGTCGATTCGGAAAGCGTGTACAGGGAGAGTGCCGATGCCGTCCTCGGCTTCGTGAATTTCGTAACCGGGGAAATGGATAAGATCAACAAGCTCTTTGAATCGGTCAGCATCAAGCCCACGCCGGAGGAAGAACGGGCGGGCGTGCATGACCTTTCTTTCGGCACGTTCGGGGTTATGGACTGGTACGCCCGGAGAATGGGTATAAAAGACCACGACGAGGTAAGGAAGGTATATTGGCCGATTGTGTTCCGCTGCCTCCAAATGGACAATGAAACCGCGCTTTACGAAAGGCGGCTGAACAAGATATATGCGGAAAATAAAAAGTGAAAAAGAATATGACGGTACAGGAAAAAATCAAGTCGATAGCCTCCCGGATAGAGGGTACGGCCTATCTGTTTATGAACTGGGCACAGACAAACGTCGCCCTCGACACGATCGATAAACCGACGATCGTCTATGTATTGCCGCCTTCGGGAACGTTGAATGTGAAATACGCCTCGGTAACGGATTCCCCGTTGACGCAGATCGCCTTTCTCGACAAGACGGATTTCGATTTCGATTCGACGGAGAACGATGAGGTCATCGAGCGCATGAAGGGTCTTTTCTACACGTTCCTTCGGGAGTACAACAAAGGGGAGTATTTCGAGCCGATAGAGGGCAACATACCCTACCAAGTCGTTTATGACAAGCTCGACGTGAATGTAACGGGTATCGTGGTAACGCTGACCCTTGTAGAACTGGAAGGTTCGGAGATATGCTGAAAGAGATACGCGGGCATATCAGGGATTGTCTCGAATCCGTGAAGGAAAGGATAAAACGGAACATCGAAGATAAGGGCCGGACGGCCTCGGGAGGTACGGCGTCCTCGTTGTCGGTCTCTTTCGGGAACTTGGGCGGCACGCTCTACGGCAGCAGTTCATTTCTTGCCATACAGAGAGGACGCAAAGGCGGGAAAGTTCCCCGGGGATTTGTCGGGATAATCCGCCAATGGATCATCGACAAGGGTATATCGGTCCGTCCCGTACCCGTAAAAAGGAAGTCGAAATACAGCGATGAGGAACGGGCACAGCTTTCGGCGGCAAGGGCTATCGCCTACACGATCATGAAGAACGGGACGAGCCTCTACCGGCGTGGCGGTTACGATGACATCTACGACACGGCCATAGAGGAGGAGACGGATAAACTGCGTCCGAAGCTGCTGGACGTATTTTATATAACGATAAGGGACATTAATAAAAACATGAGAGATTATGAGAAACGGAACAATCGCAAATAACAGCGGGCAGATGTTGGCACGGGTGGAATATCCGGCGCGGTATGCCTTTGCCTTCAATCCCCTTTTGATTACAGTCGGGGAAGAAACGACCGGATCGCTTCAAAAGGCGTATATAAGAGCCGTAAAGCGTTACGGCGGGTCAGATGACTATTATCGGGACGAAGCGGACTTCACGGACGGAGAAGCGGTCTTTGACATAAGCATGTTTTGCCGGGGTCTATTCGATCTCGGGAACATAGAGGACAATACGGAGCGGATCATTACGGTGCAGTTCGCCGTCGGTGTAACGGACAAGTCCGGAACCAACCACGAAATGCACAGCGGAGAAATTTCCGGGCAGTCGGTAATGAATGTCATTTGGGGTGCGATCGCCCCGACAGAGGAATACAACGGCCTCACCACGTTTCGCTGGTTTTCCCGTTTCCCGATGAAACTGGAATTTTTCGCACAGGCCGGCGCAAAGGTTTACAAGGAGATAGACGGCAAAGGGACACATACGCTTGTCTCAACGGTCTCGGACATGGGCATAGCCTCGATAGACCTTTCCGGGGCATTCGAGGGTGATACGGTGGTGAAGAAAGCCGCCCTTTCGGTCGGCGACTTCGTGAACGTGTTCGATGAGACCTTTGATTTTACGTTCGCCAACTATGAGAGCGAATGGGAAATCACGTTGAAGAAAGATGATAGCCCCTGCGGCGTGTTCCTGCGCTGGATAGACAAACACGGTTTCATGCGATATTTCCTCTTTTCCAAAGGCGACGAGAGTACGGAATCGGAGGACTACGGCGACCAGCTCGAACAAAAGTACAGCGCATTCGGGCGTTACTATCCGAATATCTACCGGCAGCAGGGCAAGAGCGTAACGAGGAAAATGAATATCGCCGCCTTGCATCTGACCCGTGAGGAATACGGATATGTCCGTTCGGTGGCATTCTCTCCGGTAGTGGATATGTACGTGGGCGATGATGAGGGAACGGCCTCATGGCTTCCCGTACTGGTATCGTCCGGGGACACGGGCCGGGAACAAAAGAACTTGGAGGATATGGAAATAGAACTCTACTACAACGAAGCAACACAAAGATATTAACCATAAAACGACAAAAATATGGCAACAGAAAAGACGACCGCGATATTGGAAATAGAAGTCGATGCGGGCGAAGCAATCAAAACGATAGAGCGTTATAAGTCCCAAATACAGGTTTTGAAGAAAGAGCAGCAGAACTTACGGGAGGAATTGAAAAAAGGAAAAATATCACAGGAAGAATATACCAAAGCGAACACGGAAGCCGAAGTCGCCATAAAAACAACTCAAGAAGCGATGAGGCTTACCGGCCGCGAATTGAAAAACCTGATTACCTTACATGGGGAAGAAAAAGATTCTTTACTTTCCTTACGTGCCGAATTATCGAAAGTAACCCTCGCCTATGACCGACTGTCTGAATCCGACCGGAATGCGGCAAAGGGGAAAGAAATGTTGGAATATATCAAGAAACTGCAAGACCAGATCCGCCCGCTCGAAGAATCTACGGGACGGTTTCAAAGAAGTGTCGGCAATTACCAGCAGTCGATAGTAAACGCCGTCGCCTCGATGAATCCGCTGGCTGCCCGGCTGGTAAGCATCGTGGATTTGTCGGACGAGACGGCGGGAGGCTTCACCAAGATAAAAACAAGTGCGCAGGCATTCGGCAAAACCTTATTGAGTTTGGTTAAAAACCCGGCTTTCCTTGCCATATTCGGCATAGCGGCTGCCGGTAGTGCGTTCAAGTTCTGGTATGACTACAACAAAGGATTGATCGAGGCAACCCGTTTGACGAAACAGTTTACCGACTTATCGGGTGAGGAACTGGTGTACTACCGTAGCGAGGTGCAGGCCGTTTCCGACACCTTCAACAAGGATTTTGTAGAGGTATTGCGTGGTGCGAATGCGTTGCAAAAGCAATTCGGCATCACCTCGCAGGAAGCCCTCGAATTGGTGAAAGAGGGTTTTGCCAACGGGGCGGACGTGAACGAACAATTTTTGAAAAATATCAAGGAGTATTCGACGTTTTTCAAAGAAGCGGGTTTGTCGGCGGAGGAATTTATCGCCATTAACGTACAGACGGAAAAGCAGGGCATTTTCTCGGACAAAGGCATCGACGCGATCAAGGAGGCGAATATCCGCCTACGGGAAATGACGACCGCCACGTCTACGGCATTGGAGGGTATCGGCATATCCTCGAAACGGGTACAGGAAGAATTACAGAACGGCAGCAAGACGACATTCGACATCATGCAGGAAGTCTCGGCCAAGTTGAACGAACTGCCCGATTCGGCCTCGACTGTCGGAGCGGCATTGGCCGACATCTTCGGCGACCCGGGAGAAGATGCGGGACTGGCCTATATCCGTACCCTTTCGCAAATAGATACGGATCTCGACACCATATCGGGAAAGACGGGAGAAGTGGCCGAATTAAACCGAATGCTTGTCGATTCGCAAACGAACCTCAATACGCAAGTGGCCTTATTGTTTGAGGCCGGTAGCGGCTTCGACCGCTTCATAACGAAAATAAAAAGCGGTTGGAATAACTTCTTGGCGGACTTCCTATCCGGTGTCAGAATGATATTTGAAAGCACCGACGACAAGAACATGCGCAAAATAACGGAGGCCATAAACAAAGGTCGGAATGAAGCGGTGGAGGATTTGGAGTTACTCAATCAAGAAGTATCCCGGCTTACCGCAGCGGGGATCGAATCGGGACTGACAGCCTCGGAAGCCCAACTTCGTGCTATCGATATGAGGAAAAAAGAGATTCAGGCCGATCTGTCCAAATACGAAAAAGAGGTCTCGGAGCGTAACGCCAACATAGAAAGAATGGAAAAAGAGATCGAAAATTCGGGAACCGGAAGGAAAGAAGCCTTAAAGAGGGCAAATTTGGCGGAGGAGATAGAAAAAGAGAATGAAAGGTTGAGACTTGCCATGCAGTTACGCAGCAAGTATGAAACGATGCTCGGTCAGGTAAACGACATGGAATATAAAGCCGGTACAGGCACAAGCACATCGACAAACAAGAGTACGGCACAAATCGATGCCGAGGCCGAAGAAATAGAAAAGGCCGAAGCCGCAATGTTGAAGGTGTTGGAGGAGACATCGGCGGAATACAAAGCCATTCTGGATAAACGCTACAAGCGGGATAAGAAGGCCATTGAGGATAAAATCGCCTTATATGAGGAAGATAAAAAGTTGACCCCGAAAATGCAAAAGGCGTTGAACGATCAACTGGAAGCCCTTAAAAAAGAACATGACCAGAATATAGCCGCGATTAGTAAAAAGGCGACCGACGACCAAATCGCCGAGCAGGAGCGGTTAATCAACTTGAAACTGGAAGCGGCGGAGAAAGGCAGTGAAAAGGAACATACTTTGCGGCTTCAACAGCTCGAACAACAGAAGCAGCAGGAGATAGCAGCCGCGAAAGGAAATGAAGAAGAAATCGCCCTTATCAAAGAAAAGTATCGTATAAAGGAAGCCGAAGAAGATAAACGGTTCAAAGACAACCAAGCCAAGCAGCAAGCCGATGTCTATAAAAAGGAATTGAACGAGCGCAACCTCGAGTGGCAAAATAAAATCGACGCAGCCAAGATGAACGGCGAGAATTATTTGCAGCTTATGGTAGAGCAGTCCCAACAAGATTTGGAACGCATAAAGGAGGCCGGACAGAAGGAATGTGAAACGAAAGAGGAATACAACGCCCGACTGTTGGCCGCACAACAGAAATACAATGATTCTGTGAAAGCCAAGAATGATGCCGAAGTACAGATGCAATTAGCCAAAACACAAGCTATCGGGCAAATAATCGGATCGTTCTCGGATTTGTTCGGTGCATTTGGTGAAGAAAATATTGAGATGTTGAAATTGTCGAAAGCCCTTGCCATTGCAGAGGTCGCCATAAATCAAGGTATCGCTATATCCGAAGCTGTAAAAAATGCAACATCAGACCCTAAAAATGCTCTTGCTCCGTGGCTTATTCCCGTAAAAATTGCCGCAGCTGTGGCCGCAGTTACTACAACCATAGTAACTGCCGTGAAGTCAATAAACGATGCAGAGAAACAAATCGCCGAAGCGGAAGCGCAAAAATCAAGCGGAAAAACGGGTACAGTAACCGTGAAAGGCTACTCGACGGGAGGTCTTGTCAAAGGTGAAGGTACGGGTACAAGCGATTCCATTCCGGCGAGACTTTCGGCCGGCGAGTTCGTTATCCCTGCCAAGACGTACAAGATGTTTTCGCCGATTATTAATAGTATTTATCGGACAGGTCAGAATTGGAATGCAGTTAATAGGGTGTATTCTCCGGCCTCATCGCAAGAGATTATCCCCGTAACGAAGGATGTGCTTTCCCAGTCAATATCCGATGTCCTTTTAACAGGAATCAAAAACTTGGATATCCATTCCTCCGTTTCGGTAGTGGATATAAATAAGGGACAGAGAAAAGTCGATGTTAAAGAATTAAGAGCACAAAAAATGGCAAAAAAAGTAAGAATATGAAAGAAGAATTGTTTATAAAGAGTATTTCCGGGAAATGGGAAAAAGCGGACTTGTCCGCACAAAGCAACATTGTATTGGCCTATAAAAACAATTTGCTGGGGACTATCGGTAAAATACAATCCTCATACAGTTATACCATAACCCTACCAAAAACGTCTAACAATATGCGGATTTTCCAACTCTGCACCCTCCCCTCGGTAGTGGTGGTAAATGGGATAAAAGTCATCGGAGAACCGTTTCAAGTCCGTTACCGGAAAGAGGGTATCGACATACTGGGTGATGCCGTCGGGTTTCTCGACGGGGTAACCAAAGAGGCATTTGAAATAGGTTTATGTTTCGGCTTTCTCGGGGCTTTCAGCGATTGGATAGAGGAAGAAAAAACATTGAACGATTTATCTGCATATTCCGGGCAGCTTGCAATCACAACCACATACGATAATAATCTGACCGATTATCCTGCATCGGAAAACATCGATGATTTGCCGGCCATATTCAAACCTTACTATGACATAGGCTTTGATCCCGCTACTGTAAAACCGGAGATTGCCCGTTTACCGGCAGTGAGAGTTCCCTATCTTATCGAGCAAATAGAGGAAACGGTAAATTGTAAATTCTCTTTCCCGCAAAATATTACAGAACGGCTGAAATATCTTGCAGTTCCTTTGGTATCGAAAAAAGTATTTTTTTCTTCGGAAGATTTTTGTGATTTCTCTCATGCCCGGATAGTAAATTCGACGTTACCCCCAAAAGTAAAATGGAGTGAAAGACACCCAGATGAAACAGATATTGACGGTTCTTATGGTGCAATGGAGAGATTATCAAAAGAACTGAAACAAGAGGGATTTGGGCCATTTGCAGGGATTAGTTTCGATACGTTTTCCCCAAACGGAATAGAGGGAGTTTTTTCAACTTCTCTTATCGAACTTAGGGCATCTTCCATTGCGGGGGAAGGCGGCTCAAATAATATGCTTACACTTGCTGCCATTACTCCGGATAAAGATATAACTATTGTTTCCGGAGGATTTTTAGGTAATATAATAGTTGATTTAAAAACAGATTGGGATTTCATAGATAATACGGGATACATTTCTTTGTATAAAATGGCTCAATTAGGAGATGATTCCCAATTCGATATTGTCGAGGAGATCTATCGTGTTGGCTACACAATTCTTAATATTGATGATTATGAAAACGCCCGAAAATATTTACGCATAGATGAAGGTACAAAGATTATCAAACTCGAATCCGGGTACTCTTATGGTTTCGTGTTAAAATTCTGTGTATTTCAAATCGTAATAGAAGGAGAAAAGACAGTTGCAAAGGCCAGCAAAATACAACAGTCCGGAGCTGAAAATAATAATCCTGCCAAATTTTCTTTCCAATCTCCTTCCGGTTTTTCGACAAATGATGCCTACTTGGATCAGAGTTTACAAGCCAAAGGTAATTTGCCGGATATTTCGCAAGTGGATTTTATACAATCATTATGTGATATGTTCGGAATGTTCCCTATTATTAATCCGATACCGAAAAAAGACGATGAGACAGGGAAAAGAACCGTCGAATTTGTATCGATTGATACTTTATTCAAAAATAAGGTGTCAAGGTATGTTTACGGTAAAAAGTTCAATGCCTGGACGGATCCCCTCATTACCG